CACCCCCTCGCCCGCCCTGCCCGATACGAACAAGTGTTCGCCCCCCGTTGCCTGTCGCACTTGTGGCACCCGAACCGACACTAGTTTCTGGCAGAAACCCTGACAGAACCCCGAAATGAGAACCGTTCTCACTTTCGGCTCCCCCCATAATGTTGTGGTTCGCGCAACGTGCGCTCACGCACCCACGGGCACCTATGGGGGGGTGCGCCCGTTCACGCGCATGGGACTCAGATAGGCTAGAGCCGTGGCACTTTTTATACCTGAGGGGTGGCTGGCGTGTCCTCGCATACCCCCCACCTAGTGAAAGGAACGGAGTCCCTGCTCACATATAATATTTATACCCCGTGTGGGGTTACCATTTCACTTTGTCAGCCCAGTATGCGGCTGACATGGGTCCTTTGGCGATATTGGAGGCGTGACGGGATTTAAAGGATTCACGGCGTTTCCTGTAGGATTCGGATTCTCCAGCCTTGCGGGGGGAACCTGAGACTCCTTGTTGTCCGAAGCGGATGGTTTTGATGCTGTCGCCTTGTTTGGCGACGACCACATGGGATTTGGTGGGGTGGCTGGGGGTACGCTTCGGCTTGTTGTATCCGCTTACTCCAGCCTTCTTCAGTCGGGGGTCAGGTTTGTTGGGCATCATTTCTTCTTTCGTGCCGCCGCACCTGCTTTGCGGGCGGCTGGGGTGTTGGGAACAAACTGCTGTCCACGCTTGATGCCTGAACGCTTGGCACGGGTGGTTGCCGCATATTCTGCGGCACTAAGTGACTTGATGGCTTTGGTAGGCAGATACCGTTCCCCTGTGGCAGACTTACCTTGCGTGGACGGTTTACCCGACTTGGTACGCCACTTCTCGTCCGTCCACTTGGACAGGTTCTTCTGTGCTGTGGTTTTGGGACCACTGTAACCTCCGCCAGCCTTCTCATATTTCTGGCTGGCTATTTGGGCTTTACGGGCAGACCATTCTCCAGCCTTGCCACCTTTGGAGCCTGCTTTGACGGAGGCGACGATACGCTTCCGCAACTCGGGTTTAGTGTAACCCATTACTTCTTTTTCTTGGGGGCAACCATCTTCTTGCCAGTTTTCGCCGCCTGCTTCTTGGCGGCGGCATAACCAGCCTTCGTGTACGGAAACTCCATCTTACCAACCTTAGGCATAACTACATCCTTTACTCATGCTGTCCACGCAACTAGTATACTAGTATCATGGTTACACTACCTTTCAGTCGTGTAACCATGTTTAACCCATTATCTCTTTCCCCCCCCTATAATCCCCCCCAGCGTTCAAAAACCGTACATTGAACGCAACCACCAGTAATATGGGAACAGAAAACGACAACACCACAACCATCCTAGACACCCGTCAAACCCAATACCTAGAATGGTTAGTCACACCCAGCCATGAGCGCGTCCCAAGGACGCAGGGCGAAATGGCTAGGTTGCTCGGTGTTGACCCCACCACTTTGCGTCGCTGGGAGAAGCGTCCTACTTTCAAGACCGAGTGGGATAAGCGTGTGAACGAAATCCAAGGGTCACCAGAACGCACCCAGCGTTTGCTGGATGCGTTGTACGAGAAAGCCCTTGGCGGGGACAATCGGGCGGCTCAGTTGTACCTTCAGGCTACGAACCGTCTTGTGCCGCAGGTCACAATCAACAATGCTACCAGTACGGCTGATTTGTCGGATGAGGAGTTGGACAAGTTGTTGGCGGGTATGGCGCAACGTGAGCAGTCTCGGCGGCTGAAAGCAGTGTGATGTCCGCTAGGTTGAACGAGTGTCCTATTTGTGGGGAGTTGTTTCCAGCAAGTTTGGGAGAGTGCCCTTGGTGCGAGAACGATACCCCTAGGGGTTCTAAATATAAGGATGATGACGAATGAGTATTTCTAACTACGGTGAACTGGCTTTGTTGAACGCTGTTCGTGGCGTTTCGTTTGCGGCGGCTGGTTCATATCTGAAACTCCATACGGGTGACGCAGGCGAGGATGGTACCGCTAATCCTGCGGCTAATACGACCCGACAGTCTGTGACGTTTGGTGCCGCCGCTAGCGGTGCTATGGCGAGCACCAGCACTCCCACTTGGACGAACGTGCCGAACACCGAAACCTATAGCCACTGGTCGCTGTGGGATGCCAGCACGGGTGGCAACTGTCTGTGGACGGGTGCTTTCACGAGTTCTGCTAGCGTTGTGTCGGGTGACACTTTCCAGATTACTAGCCTGACTTTGACGTTGGACTGAGTAACGCCTTATGGCAACCAACTTTCCTACTAGTCTTGATTCTTTGACGAACCCTACGGGTGCGTCATCTTTGACATCCCCTGACCATGCTGGTCAACATACGGATGCCAATGATGCTATTGAAGCACTACAGGCTAAGGTTGGTGTCAATGGTTCTGCTGTAACCACAAGTCTAGATTATAGGGTTGGGGTAAATACTCCCGCTGGCATGATTGTTCAGTTTGCTGGTTCTAGCGCTCCTGCTGGGTGGTTGTTGTGTGATGGTACGGCGTATTCTGGAATACTTTATCCGACGCTGTATGCTGTTATTGGGACAACTTATGGTGCTGGTGGTGGGGCACCTAACTTCAATGTGCCCAATCTGAAGGGGCGTGTTCCTGTTGGTCGTGATGCGGCACAAACTGCGTTTGATGCACTTGGTGAAACGGGTGGTGCATCAACCCATACGCTGTCTAGTGCGGAAATGCCGATTCACACCCACACGCAAAACGCCCACAACCACGGCATCACGGACCCAGGTCACGTTCACAACTTCAACTTTGGCAGTGGTGCTGGCGGAGGAAGCATCGGATATTTGATTTCTGGTGTCAACCTTACATACCCATCCGTCTTAAGCAATACGACTGGTATTACAGTCAACAACCAGACTGCCACTAACCAGAATACGGGCGGCGGTCAACAACACAACAACCTGCAACCCTATATAGTTGTAAACTATATTATCAAGACCTGAGGACTATTATGGCAACTAACTTCCCCGCATCACTGGATACGCTGACTAATCCTAGTGGTTCTAACACTCTTAGTTCGCCGTCCCATGCCTCTCAGCATGGGAACGCCAACGATGCTATTGAGGCGATTCAGGCTAAGATTGGCGTGGACAACTCTGCTGTAACAACCACGTTGGATTACAAGACTAGGATTTGGAATCCTGTTGGTGAGATTACGATGTGGGGCACAAACTCTGCTCCTACTGGCTGGCTGATTTGCGACGGCACCGCCGTCAGCCGAACCACCTACAGTGGTCTGTTTGCTTTGATTGGCACGACCTATGGTGTTGGTGACGGGTCCACCACTTTTAACCTGCCCAACCTTAAGGGTCGTGTTGCTGTCGGTCGTGACTCGGCTGATACGGATTGGGATACTCTGGGTGAGACTCGGGGTACCAAGACCCATACGTTGACTAGTGCCGAGATGCCATCTCACACGCACGTTCAGGACGCTCACGGTCACGGTCAAAACCCGCACAACCACTTCCTGTGGATTACCAGTGCTGTCAACGGTAGCCACACGCACACCTACACTTACGATGATGTCAGCACCATCCAGCGTGGTTCTGGCTCGTTCTCTAGTGCTAGTGCGCCCAGCACCGACACCAACAACACTGGTACTAACGGTTCTCACAGTCACGATGTTATTGGTAATACTGCTGATGCTACCGCTACGACGATTGTTACTACTGCCACGAACCAGAACACTGGTGGTGGAGGTGCCCACAACAACATTCAGCCCAGCATTGTGCTGAACTTCATTATCCGTCACTAAGGGACCCTCTAGTGCCTAGAACATATAATGAACTAGGTTTAGTCTATAGCAACGCAGGCTACGACTATAGTGGTGTGACGACAGTCACGGCATCCTCTAGCGATGCGGGTACTAGCACACAAACTGCTAGCGGGGTTCGCACCGTCCTTCGGGATGGTGCTTCCAGCGCAGGCACAGGTTCCAGTTCCACCACCTATGTTATTTCCAAGAGCGCAACTGCTGACGGCTCGGGTACTGGCTCCTCTAGTTCTGTTACGCTCCATGTTGTTATTCGCAGTGCCTCAGGCACAGGTGATGGCACCAGCGGCTCTACCGCTTCTGTTGTCCCCGCTATCCGCACCAGCGGTTCTTCTAGTGCCCTAGGTTCCAGCGTTGTTGTTGGGTTGCGCACCG